ACGTCGTCGAGCTTCCTCTTCAGCAGCCCTACGAGCCTGCTCTTCAGCGGCTCTACGGGCGGCTTCTGCTTCTGCTGCACGTCTGGCGTCTTCTTCGGCCTTACGACGAGCTTCCTCTTCCGCGGCTTTGCGGGCGGCTTCTTGTTCTGCTGCACGACGGGCTTCCTCCTCTGCTGCTCGGCGAGCAGCTTCTTCTTGCGCACGACGATCGGCTTCCTCGTCATACGGGTTAAAACCACCGGGACGGCCTCCCGTCTTGCCCATGCCAGGGCGATCACCAATGCCGGAGTCAATCGGCCGAACGTAAAGATCTTCCCTATCAAGGGCATCTTGCCGCCGATCGCCCGGCGCGAGTTGCGGACGAGCAGCCTGTTGCGCGGTTGCAAGACGGATGGCCTCTTCTTCCTGCGCACGGACCGCGGCAATGCGAGCGGCTTCTTCCTGCTGCGCACGCTCGGCAGCAATACGCGCCGCTTCCTGCTGCGCACGCTCTTGCTGCGCGGCATACGCCGCCGCTGCGGCATTGAGGTTCGTCGGCACCGAAGCAGGCGGCTGAGTGGCCTGTGGCTGCGTAGCCTCGGGCTGTGCGCCTTGCGCACCCGAGAGCTGCTGAAGATCCGCCGCAGCAGATCCAGGCTGCGGACGAACCGGCTCGGACTCCGGCTCGATCTGAGCCTGTTCCGTGAACCGCGGTCCTTGAGCATTGATCAACGCCGCAGCACGCTCGCGCTCCTGCGCACGCATCGCGGCTTCGGCTTGAAGACGCGCCTGTTCCTGGGCCGCGGCCCGCGCAGCGGCTTCTTGTTGCGCACGCGCTTGGGCCTGTTGTTCTGCGGCTTGACGCGCGGCTTCCTGCTGCGCACGTTCCTCCGCAGCTTTTCGCGCGGCCTCTTGTTGTGCACGCTCTGTGGCGGATTTTCGCAAAGCTTCTTGTCGCGCACGCTCCTCTGCTAAACGGGCGGCCTCTTGCTGTGCGCGTTCTCTTGCTTGCTGTTCTGCTGCCTGACGGGCAGCCTCCTGTTGTGCACGCGCCTGCGCTTGACGGGCCGCTTCCTGTTGAGCCGCCTCTTGCTGCGCACGGATCTGAGCTTGACGCTCGGCTTCTCTTTGCGCAGCACTCGGGCCGGTAGAGGCCGTGTTGAACTGCTGCATGTCCGCCGCAGCCGAGCCACGGACCGGGGCGCGCTCTTCAGGTTCCGCTTGTCGCGTGACAGTGTCCGGGGCCATCGAAGAAGGCTGGAACGTCGAGGCAACAGAAAGCGGAGCAGGGCTCGCGGCAGGCACAACAGGTGTGGTGGGGGTAACCGGCGTGTTGCCAAAGAGCCCCATGGGCTCGGCTTGCTCTGCACGCGACTTCGCAAACTTCGCCGCCGCCCGGTATTCCCTCAATCCCGTCTTAGGGTTCTTGGTCCCCGCGCCGCCGAGCTTCTTCAGTAGATCCCGAGCACTGGCGCTGAGAAACGCCAACTCCGTGTCACCGCCACGGCCCGCGGACGCAACCTTCTTGATAAACGATGCAATGTCTTTGTCCGCTAACTTCTTGGCTTTGGCCATGGCTCAAGGTCCCCAGAGGAGTGGCCTTGACATTCTAGGCCTCAGTAGTATTCAGGAGCAAGCGTGCGTCCAGACGGCTCCGGCTTCTCGTCCGTGTTCAACGTCACGAAGTTCCCTTGACGGAACCGCATCAGCGCCTGGGTCGTCGAGTCCACCATGTCGTCGTTGTCGCCGTTCGGGAACGCCGCGCACTCCTCGACCAGCTCTTCCGCCCAATCGGTGTCCGGGGCCCACACCATCCCCGACTCCAAGATCGGCGCGACCGCGTTCGCGCGACTGATCTTGTCCGTTCCTGATCGCCTGCCGCCAGGTGTGTACATCGTGACAGGAATGCCAACACGCCGCAGCTCCTGCTGGAGCGTGACGCCCGTCGCCTTCGCTTCGATCAATACGTTATCAGGATTCCAGCGTTTGTACTCGTCCTTCGCGATCCGCTTCAATTCAGGAAAGTCCCACCGCCCGCGTACGACATCGAGCAGCACAATGTTGGGCCCTGAGTCTTGGTCCGGGTAAAACACACCCCAAGTCGTGATCACCGAGTAGTCGGCCGTCTCCTTTTTGCTGTACGCCGTGTCATAGCTCTGGATGATGTAGTTCACGATCGGCGGGGCCTCATGAGGCCAGATGCGCCACCACTCACGCTTGAGGATCGCGCCTTCGTCGTTCGTCGGCTGCTGCTGGTACATCGCGTTCCACTTCTGGACCGACAGCGATGCCTTGACAGCTTCTAGTTCCTCAAGCTTCCAGAACTCCGGCCACAGCGGCTTACCACTCGGCAAGATCGCCGGGAACTCAATTACTTCCCACTTATCCGCCCCGCGACTCGCCTGTGCCTTGAGCAAGCGGGCCGTTAGATCCTTCGTCCCCCAACGGGTCATGACGAGCACGATCGCACCGCCCGGCTGCAAACGGGTACGCGGACCGCCCTGATACCAGTCCCACGCGTTATCAAGCGCCAACTCCGACAGCGCATCCTGTTCCGAATGCGGGTCGTCAATGATCAAGATATCCGCACCGCGGCCGGTCACGGCACCGCCCACACCGACGGCAAAGTAACTGCCGCCCGCGTTCGTGTCCCAACGGCCGGCTGCCTTGCTGTCCTGCTTCAGCACGACGTCCGGGAACAGTTCCTTGTAGCGATCAGAATCCATCAGATCGCGGACTTTGCGGCCGAATTTGACGGCTAGTTCTGCCGTGTGTGTCGCTTCAAGGGCTTGGAGATTCGGGTTGCGGCCCATGAGATACGCCGGCAACAGATACGACGCGAACTCCGACTTCGTATGCCGGGGCGGCATGTTTACGATCAGCCGCTTCAGCGTCCCATTGGCAATGCGATCGAATGCACTCGCCATGCGGCGGTGGTGCTCACCGATGATCGCGGCCGGCCACACGTACCGCACGAAATCGATGAAGTTCTTGCGCGCCTTGTCCTGCGTCTCGAGCAGCATCAGCCGGTATTCCAGCCGCAGACGCTCCTCCTCGATCTCCTTCGGAACGGCGCTCATGGGGTCCAATTGCTTTTCATATGCGCAAAATTTTTGCACGAGTTGACAAGTTGATCAACCCGGGCCTGTTTTTCTACCGGGGTACCCCCCGTTCTCTTTGGCTGCACATTGGCTGTCTGAAATTTGGCATACGCCCGCGAAGCCAGCAAAGCGGCCTGTTTTTTGGCCCGAGTTTCGCGCGATTTCGCCTAGAGCGTAGCGCCGTGCACCGCGGCCCATTATCCCGGGAAAATGCGCAGATAATCGCGGACATAATCGCCGTGATAATCGAAAAATGACATACATTTTTCGCCGGAATGACATACATGGAAACGAACAAAGGGCCCCGGCCGGGATGACATACACGGCCACGGAATGACATACACGGCGCCCGGATCCCGGCCCGGCGCCGGGCACCTCGGGCCCCGGTCCGCGGCCCGCGGACCTCGAGCAGGGCTCCCGGATCCCGGCCCGCGGATCACGTACACCGGCCGGCGTCGACGACAACAGCTCACCGATCGCCGGTTGATCCCGGCCGGCGCACCTCGAGCTCGAGCACCAGGGCGAACGGCACGCGGACCACGTACCAGGGCGAAAGGGCCCCGGCGATCGATACCGCGGGCAGAGAATCACGGACCACGGGCCGGCGCCCGCCGGCCAGACTCACGCCGGGGCGGCCCTCGAGCTCGAGCATGGGAGCCGGGCGAGCTCGAGCGTAGCGGGCCCGAGCTGGAAGGGCGGCCGGGCGATCGATACCACAGGGCCGGCGAGAGCTGGCCGGGCGGCCCCGGAAAGGGCGAGAGAGCGCCCCGAGCTGGCAAAAAAAGGGCCCCGTGAGGGGCCCTCGAGGGCGGCCGGCGGGAGCCGGGCCGCGGACTAGTTCGCGGGCATCCGGTAGAGCTGGCCAGCTAGTACCAGCTCGAGAAGCTCGCCGTCGGGATCGGCCAGCATCCGCGCGAGTATGGGATCCGGGAGCTCGGCGAGGAATCGATCGAGGGCGGCCGGGGCGGGCTCAAGCTCGAGCTCGAGCTGGATCGGGGCCGGGCTCACGCGGCCACCTCATCGAGAAGGTCGCCGGCGAGCTCTTCGAATTCCACCCGCTCGGCGGTCCATGGAATCGAACGCGCGTACGCCGTCGCACCCGTCACGGCATCCCATACCGTCGCGATCGGCCGGCCCTCTTCGGCCACGTGTACCGCCTTGACGCGCTCGGCGACACGGGGCCCGAACCGCGACGATAGGAACGCGTCGACCTTGTCGAGCTTCGAAGCTTGCGCCGATCGGAGCACGTTGGACACGCTCGAGGCGCTCGCGCGCGAGTACTCGAGAAGCGCCGGGGCCGCTTCCTCGAGGAATCGATCGGGCGCGCTCGCCGTGTGGCGAATCGATATCTCCTCGAGCTCATGGGCGCCCCACACGATCCGGTTCGCGCACACGTAGTCAAAAAGAAAGGTTTTTATTTTTAGGGCGCTGGCGCCGGTTTCCGAATTGGTGACGAAAAACCCACGGGCGAGCTGGCCGGTCTGGCCGTCCCGGCGGCCCGGGAGCTCGATCCGATTTACCTCATCGGCGAGAAAAACGAACATATCGCGATCGCCGGCGTATAGCGTGGTGTTCGCCGTCGTCACCTCGGCGAGCCCGCGGCCGAATTCGCCCGGCACCCGAAAGTCTCCCGTGACGCCGTCGCCGAAGCGCTCCTCGAGGGCGCGCACTACATCCACATTCCAAATGCGCCCATACCGCGGGCCGGTGGCGGCCCGGAGCTCGAGCCCCTCGGCGCCACGCGTAAGCAGGACGCCGGTATCGGTGGCGTCGCGCTCGACCTTCAACCCGTAGTTCAGACAATCCGCGGCCAACGGGGCCGGCAAGCTCCGAAGGTACGCGGCCGGGGCGCCCGAGAGCGTCGCGAGCTGGCCGAATGCCCAATTGGTCGGGGCGGCCGTATGGCCGCTCGGGCCCTCGATCAGGATCCCGGCGTTGTCATCCGTGGGAATGACGCCGAGCTGGCGCGAACTAAAAACGGCCGCGCGGGAATTCGCGCGGAGCTGCTCGAGCTTCGCGCGCATGGCGGGCAAGCTGGTGAAGCGCTCCTCGGGCGGGCGGGTGGACCATTGCCGGGAAGCTTGCATGAGTGTGGACATTGTCGATTCTCCTTTCTGCTTTCTGCTCGGGGCGAAATTGCCCCGGCCCCGATACTAGCCTAAAAAATAAAAAGTAAACAAGGGCCCCTCACTCGGGGCGCCCGAGATCGCCGACCACGTGATGACGCAGGAATGAGCCCGGCGGGAGCTCACGGGCGAACCGCTCGAGGGCGGCCACGTCGTCACGGGCCCCGCTCGAGCTGGTCCGATTCCATTGCAGCGCCACCGGGCCGCCGGCGCCATAGCACCCGCCCGCCTTATCGGTCCCGACTCGAGAAGCTTGCGCCCCGTGAGCTTCGAACACGACGACGAGCCGGCGATCGGCACCTCGAGCGCACAAGGGCCGGCCATTGCCACACGTGGCGCAGTTGATCCGATCCGACACCTCAGCCGGGCAACGTACGAGCCGAACATCGCCGACACGAGCGGGCCACGTGGCGCCCTTCGCAACCGTGAGCACGGCCGCGCGCCCTTTCGCCGTGGCATCGATCGCGCCCTCGAGAGTGTCGGCGCTATGGTTTATCACGGTTTCACCGGGAGCCGGCGCCGGGAGCTGCTCGGCGGGAAAATGCGAGTAGGTCCATGCGGTACCGTTACGCGGTACCGCTCGGCGTACCGCTTCGAGATACTCGGCGTCGATCGATTGCGCGCCCTTGTCGGGCCGCGGATTTAACGGGCACGTGGCCGGGCAAGTGTTGAAAACATTCGAAGCGCCCGCGCGATATGTCACGGCGATCGGCCCGGTTTTTCGGTTTGCAGATTGGCGTACGGTTTTCAGCATGACACGAACTCCGCGCGCGCGAGCTGGCCGGCCTTCATTCTGAATTGTTGGCCGTCCGAACGTGTGACGGTCCAGCCCCGGCGAGCGCCGGCGCGCTGCTCGAGCGTATAGGTCCAGTCGCAAAGCTTGACGACGAGCCCGGGCGCCGGTTTCGGTCGCGCCTTTTTCGTCGCGTGATACGCGCGGACACGCTCGCGCCATTGTGCGGCCCATCCCTCGAGCTTCACGTGTGGCGCGTCGAGGTACGAGATCGGGCAATCGACGGCGCACGGGCCGACGGTTTCGTCGAGGTCTTTATACCCCCAACCCATCCGACGACGGGCGGACGATAAAAGGTCGAGCCCGATCCAGTGCATCCCGCTCTCGCGGTGGCGGACTAAATACCAATGATGCGAGCCGACGACGCAAGCGCGGGCGAGCTCGAAATTCTCGCCGAAGCGCTCCGGGCGGCGCAGATGTGCGACAAGCTCGGCACGTGTAGTGCACTCGGGTAAAAACATCCAACCCATGATGACTTTCTCCTTTCTAGGGCGGGCCCGATATGGGCCCGACGTCGCAATACTCCCACGAAATAAAAAGTACGCGCAAGCCCCCCGTGCTATCGATCGGGGCGCCCGATCGGCCCGCGCACCTCGAGCGTGACCGGATCGAGCTCGAAAACATCGCCGGCCGTGTCGACGCCGACGAACAGCACGAGCTCCTCACTCTCGAGACTCTCTCGCCGGGATTCCATCAACTCGGGGAGCTCTTCGGGGTCGACGTCTGCATCCATCGAGTACGCCTCGAGACAAGCGTCGATATATTGCGCGCGCTCGCCCTCGGCGTCTTCTTTGGTTTCAAAGATCAACGGCTCCATGTCTTCGGACGTGGTGCCCTCGAGGGAAACGTACAGGCCGGCCATTGTCTCGGTGATCGATGCCCAGCCGGTTTTCACGATCTGCGGGGCGGCGCTCATTCTTCATTCTCAGCTTTCAGCGCCTCGAGCTCGGCGATCTCCGCATCGAGCTCTTCGTCGGTCATGTTATTAAAACCGACAAAGCCGGTGAGCAAGTAGTGCATGAGCAGCATATCTTCGGCACCCTCGAGGATCCGAGTCATCGATTCATCAACCAGAAAATCAACTTTTTCGTCGCGAGTCATAAAGCCTCCAATTGTGAGTGATTCAAACATTCGACCAGCTAAAAGTACGCCCGAGCCCCTTGATAGTTTTTAATCCGCGCTCATGTGCGAGCCGTTCCATGTCGAGAGCTCGAGCGTACAAATCCGGGTGTCGTTCGCGCAGCTCGACGATCTCCTCGCGCTTCGACGCCGGGCAATGAAAGCAGCTTGATTTTGCCGGGATCGGCAACCCAGCCGCGGCGATCTCGAGCTTGCATCGATCTCGATCCCATCCCCACTCGATCAGCGGGAATCGGTTTGCGTAACCGTCCGCGGCTTTTCCCTCTGCCTTAAATCGGCGAACGCTATCGCGAGGGCCGGCGTCATATCCGACACATTGCGTGACGGTCAGCCCTTGCGCCCATGCATCACGTGCCGGTTGCCAGTTCTTCACAAATTTCCTTTGCGGGTCTATTTTCCAAACGATCGAGCATTGATGTTGCCCATACGCGAGCGCAGGAAGTACGCGATTGCGCACACAACTCTCCGACAAGCTCCGATCGTTTGATTTCGGCCGCGGATTCTTCACGACGGTGACGCGCGGGAATCCCACGCGATCGAGCCATCCATTGATGACCTCGAGGTACGCGTAGGTTTCCGGTTTTTCATCGCCGGTGTCGGCGAACAGGATCAGATCGGGCCGTTCGCCTCGTTGCCACAGGCCGACAAGCATGGCAGTCGAATCAACGCCCATGCCGTAAGCCACCACTAGTGGATTTCGTGTAATCGGTTCCAAGTCCTTTCTCCTTTCTGCGGCCAGCGGCCGAATGAAATCCTCGTACAACCGGGATGCCGTGTCAACTACCTCCGACCCCTTCCATGCAGGATTGACTGCCAGAGCATAAACAGAAAAAACCGGATCATATGCTTCTTCGGCGGTGGATCGGTCGGTAACTTCAACGGCCCCGGCGGGAATTGCTTTCGTTTCATCCGCGGCGCTCCTTGTGCTCGAGGTCCGTCCCATCGAGCCACACTTCGCAACCGTTGCGCCACGCAGAGTCAGATCCACGCTCAGTCTTGAACGTCTCGCACTTTGCGTGTTGATGCCACTCCTTGCCGGTCATTTTAAATTGTTTTTCTTTGTTGTAGTCCCAGCCCCAGAGCTTCGTCCGTGGCGGTAGTGTCATGGCTTTCATGCGGCCCCCTCGATCTTGTTGAACCCCTCATCCAACACGCCCACGTTTTGCAGGGCAACCTCGATGCTGAAAACAAAATCATTCAGCATCTTCGGCATATCGTTGTAGCCGTAGGCTTCGCGGATCGACTCAACCAAACGATAGGCGAACTCTGCATCGCCCTCGTAAGACAAGCCTCTTTCTTTTACTTTGATGATTGTCATATTGCAGCCCCCTCAATCTTGCGGAGCACCCGCTCGAGCTCCGAACAAACCTCGTAGCTATCCCCCGCACCCGGAACCTTGAATCGGGGCGCGACGTTAAGTGCACGCAGGGCAAGCTGCGCGGCGTCCAATAACTCGGGAGCAGAGCGGATGAGACGGGCGTTTGCAGAGGCGTTGCCCGTTTCATCACACAACAGGGATGCGATGTCGTGCATCTCGCCGTCAATGTGAGTGCGGATAAATTCCGGCGTATTGGTGGCATGGTCTAGTTCAACTGACCAAGGGCCCGGGGTGTGTTGAGTGTTCATACGCCCTCCCTCTGATTCAAAATGCTCAAGGCGACAAGCGTCAGCGTCTTACTGTCTGATCGTATGAACTCCTTGTCTTCTGTGGCGCGTAATAGACCGTCGATGAGTTCGGCTTCTTTCTCGTCATTTGCGGTCAGTACGCAGTCAAGGCGAGTCAGAAACTCCACTTCTCTACGCTCCCCGTGGATTGTTGCGTAGTCGGACTCCATCGCGCCCACGTAAAATTTGGTCTTCATGTTCTCTCCTTTCTAACTTTCTACGCTGGAACATCCCAGCAACCCGAATCTATACCAACGGCTCACGCCTCTGCAAGTGTGTACATGAGCATATGCCACGGGACCACGCCGTAGTGATAGCGCACGATCGGATCGGTGTCGATGCCCGACTTCGCGAGCTCGAGCACTTGCTTTCCAGAAAATAACAAGAGCTGCCCTTCCCTCGATGCGACCTTACCCGGTGGCACGTAAAGCACCAGAATGAACGTGCGCACTCCAAGCTCCGCATGGCGCGCATGGAAGGCGATCTGATGTGGCGAAAGCTTCACCTTGCGGCCGTGCTTCACCACCTTGAGCTCGACCGGGACGAACTCGCCTGTTTGCTTCAGCGCAATGAAACAGTCCGGGATGCCAAGATTTACCCGCGACTCAATCCGGGTAATAAGGCAGTTTGGGAGGTTTTCCTTTAGGCGCTGGTACAGGCTCGTCTCTGGCTTCGCTGGCATCTACTAGTTCCTCTGCCTCTTCGGCTTCCTCGATCTCGACATCTTCGGGCTCGTCGTGCTCAAGCTGGATCGGTTCCTCGAGACTCTCCTCGACTTGCTGCGGCGTCACGTCGATGATCGGGCTGCCGTTGCCGTACAGCTTCTTGATCTCCTCGAGCTTGCGCATGACCTCTTCCTTGCTCATGGAATCGATCGTGCCGTGCCGAATCTCTTTGCGATCGATGTAGATCGTTCCAAGCGCTTGCCCTCGACGGTACTCCGCTTGCACCGCGGCGCCATACGCTCCCGCGGCCAGAGCCTGGTCACGAATGACCTGTAGGTCTCTCATGTGCCGCTCGTAGGTCGTGCCGTACTTCTCGGCCATCTCCGCTCGAGCCTTCTGAATGGCAGCGACGATATGCGGATTTTTGTCGGGGTTGGTCAGCGTCTCGGCCTTCGTGGCCGCGTTCTTCTCGGGCCACCCCGCACGGACCACGGCTTCCTTGAGCGTGACGTGTCCGTCCCCCGAGACAAACTCGTTGACGAACTTCCATTCCTGCGTGGTCAGCTCACGGTTCTTGTGTGGCTTCACGGGCCGCGCGAGCTTCTCCAGCGTCTGCGGCTGGAGGCCCTTGCCGATCTTCTTGCCGAACTCCTTGTCAGCCTTGCTGCGTAGCTTCACGCAACCCTCCACACGCGCCAGCCGTCCTCGACCTTGCGGCATGAGAACTTCGTCCCGTGGCGCTTGGAAAACATCCACGCGGCGCTGCGGGCGTTCTTCGCCGACTCGGCATCGGCTAACAGGAAACTGTCCCCCACGGCCATGACCGGGAAGGGGTACTTCTCCCGCTGGGCTTCGGCGGGGATAGGGATGCCCGAATCAACTCTTAACATGCCACTAGTCTACTCCGAGCAATTCGGGATCGTCCAGAGGCTAAATAGCGGTTTACTAGTACCTCAGAGGGGTCTACTAGTTTTTCAATTTCAAAAATTCATCCCGCGCGCGCACCCCAGAGAAATTACACCCACTGACCTCCTGTAATTCACCGTGTAGCTCTAACATACTGATTTACAAACCCTCTTACACCATTACGTCTATTACGCCATTTTTTGAAAAAAAAAAAACAAAAACATAGTAGACCCCTCTGGAGTCCTACTACTGTGCGTTTTTGGCGCTTTTTGGCCATCAGCCGGTCATTTGCTGCCCCTTGGCCCGTGATCCATGTTGCACCAAAACCACACCCCTCCCCAAAACCCAACAGCTTAACTCCTTGATTCTTAACAAGTTAATTTAGTTGACTCATTGACCAGTCTATGAGATAATATGTTGTCGGCCCTTCACGGTGCCGGCGTTCTTTAACAACCAGAAAGGAGAAAGCCACATGGCTAATCAAGTGACTGTAGCCCAGAAGCTCTTTGAGAAGTTCGTCATGTTGAGCGCCAACGACGCTCGTCTGACGGTAGTCCTGGTCCGTGAGCCACGGCCCTCGGTGGTCGTAGCGTTGCAGGAGGACGATGGGGACTTGACCCCGCTCGCTCGACTCTTAACCAAGGAGGAGATCGACGGGATGGTCCCGGACTTCGACAAGACTCGGAAGCTGGCGTTAGCGTTCCGAGAGGCGCGGACCGTGGACAGTCGGACGCGATCGGAGGAGTTTGGGGACGGCAAGCCTCATCCGCTCTTCTCGATGGATGGTTTAGACCGGCTGGGTCTGTAAGACGAGGGCCCCGGGGAGTGATCCCCGGGGCCTTTTGCTTTGTAAAAACCCCCGGGTCTCTCGACCCGGGGTCCGCGGCAGGTGATGGCTGGAGTGCTGAAAAAGCGCCGCGACAAACTTACTGGACACCCGCTCCCATAGCCTTCTTGAAGTCGCCTTCAAGCATACGGGCGGCGGTGCGGACGGTCATGATCTCGCCGAATTCGATCTCTGAGACGTCGACCTCGAGGGGGCCGGGGATGAGTCCCGGAACAACGACCACGGGCCCGACGAGCCCGTAGCGCGTGCCGTTGATCGTGAGGGTGATCATCTGCACGAGGGAGGGCCGATCGTCGAGCTCGAGGTCGTCCATATCGTTCATGCCTTCATGTTGCGCCCGGACTCGTACCAATGCAAATCGAGCAAGAGCCGTTCGATATGCGTGGCGAGGCCGTCGCGTTCTTGTTTAAGACCACGAACCTGTTCCGCGAGCGTCTCGAGGAGGACGTTCTGCACTTCGATCCGTCGTCGCAGCTCGAAAACGTACTCGCGGAGCTGAAGATCATGGATCGGGATGGGCGGATCGTCGGTGCTATTGATGGCCGGGCGCATCATCTGACGACCCCCCGTATCCTATCGGATACAAGCTTGGCGTAGCCGGCGATGTCGTCCCACGAGTCGGCCTTGTTGGGGTTGCCGTTGACGATACGGGACATCTTGGTCGCGATCATCTCAAGGGCTTCCCATTGGTCGTCCGTGAACGTGCGGCCGTGATCTTCGGCATGCTCGGCCATGGCGCGCTTTAATGCCTGGGCGAGCCGGGCGTTATCCCCGAACGTGCCGTAGTCACTCGCGCGGGTGTCGAGGATGCCATCGAGAGCCGTGGTCCGTGCGTCTCGATCCGCGAACAGCGCATCCACTTCGGCATTCGTGAGAAGTGGCTTATCCATCTTCTCACGCCACGTGGGCGCGGCGACTTCAGCATTACCCGCGGCCTTCTCGCGAAGCTTGTAGGCGTAGGGAAGTGATATCCCAAAACGCTTGGCCACCGAGGCGACCTTCGCGCCGGGGTTGTCGTGGAACCAGCCGAGGGCGCGTTGGGCGGAGTCGGACTTCTTGAGTTTCTTACGGAGCTTCATTGAACATTTCCTTCTGTTGGTAGAGGTAGGCGACGCAAGACGGCGGCAGGATCGTTTCGCTTGAGTCGTAGGCACACGCCGCAGCGATCGGATCGGAGGCGCTGCCGATGTACTCCGTTCTCAAGTGCAAGTCGTACGCGCAGTACGCGAACATGCCGAGAAGAATAGAGCCAAGTACGCTGCAAATAGCGACAAAGAACTTCGTATCACTTTCCATATCAATCTCCTTTCTAGGCTTTCTAACGATTAAAAGTATTCTCTTCCGCCCCTCGCGCATCTCCAATTGGGTTTAGGAAGATGCGGGTCGATGGGCCTGCGCCGATTGCGCAGAAACCAAGTTATACCTACGACTAGGCTAAAAAACAAGACTAAACCTAATCCAGACATGATGATCTCCTTCATGCTTTCTTCTTTCTCCTCGCCTTTATAACCCGTCTTTCTTCGAAGTGCAAGATCCTGTGGCAATTGGCGCAGAGGGGGATGCACTTCTCCTCGGCCTCACGGATCGCCTCCTTGAGGTTGTTTTGCTTGAGGATGAGGTCGTTCACGGCGCGTTTGTTATGGCGGATCACGTGGTGGAAGTCGATCACCGCCGGGTGGGAGAAACCGCAGTGCGAACAGGACTGTTTGGAGCGGTAGTCGAGCCACGCCTTTTTGACCGAGGCGCGGCGGGTGCTGCTTTGTTTGATGGCGTGTTGGGCGTTCTTCAAATACCAGCGCCGCGAATACTCGCGTTGCCGTTCGCGGCGGACTGTCTCGTCCTTGAACGGCACTAGAGCCGTCGTTTCCAGTACAGGGCTCGTGCAAAGGAGTAGGGGATGGCGGGCTCGTAGAGCCGAAAGCCACAGGTGATGAGGTTATTGGCGCTTGGGACGTTATCTGTGGTGTCTGAAACAGCCCAGTTGTATCCCTGTCGTTTGGCCCAGAGGAGCCGAACGCGGATCAAGCGGCGTTGGATGCCGCCCCCTCGAGCGAGCGGTGTGACACCGCAGCGGCCGAGGTAGACCCCGTCGGGGATTTGTTGGGAAGGAGACAGACACGCGAACGCGACCGGCGTGCGGCGGTGATAAGCGATCCACCAGACCCCCTCTTCCGGGAAGTACAAAGCATCGTGCGGCAGACAAGCCCGTTGCAGCTCGATGAGTGTTTCTTCGACTTCCGGGTTCGAAGGATCGACCTTTTCACAGACGACCTTCATAGGCCGCCAGTGTAAGAGAAATCTTTGTTATTTCAACGACGCGCCGTAATACTTTAAGACTGTTTCAAAGCAGAACAAATGACCTTCCATGGTCTTGATGTCGAGTTCCTTGTCAAGCTCGAAGATCGCCATGCCGTTGTCCTTCTTGCGGGCGGCGAGGTCCGTGGTCAGCGATTCGTGCGTCCTAATGAGTTCGGCAACGACGATCTGATCGAGAAGGTCGGTGGGCAGTTCCAGCGTAATGGACTCTGATTTGGGCTGCTTGGCGAGGAAGCGCTTGGCGGCTTTCTTGCCGAGTGTGCGTTCGAGTACAGCTTTGCGGCTCATGTTAACCCCCGATAGTCGATCGGTAACTTTTCGCTTCTTCATCTTTTGGACTTCCGTTCAGGCGGCGTTATTTTCCACCCTTGTGGCGTCTGTCGAAAGCCTACCGCATGAAGCGCCTCGACGGAGCGGCAAGCCCCGTCAACGCGCTTGTGGCTGCGGAAGCTTTCGGGCGTCGCGAAGACTTGTTTGCATTCGGCGCAGCGGCGGATCTTGGGGACGGTCATTGGTCGCGGGCCTCGAGCATTGTATCGGCCATCTCGTAGGCTTCATCGGCTACGGCTTTCGCGGAGTAAATCCCACGGGAAGTGGCCAAAAGCCCAACAAGTGCCTGTGCGGCGAAGTAGTCGCGTAGCGTGAGGCCGCCTTGGATCCGGGCGTCGCCTTCGTCGTTCACTACCCGATCGGGGAATACCTGGCTCATTCGAAGTCTCCGTCGTCTACGGTGAATTCATCGATGATCTGATCCTCGAGCAGGATGCGCTGAGATTCACTCAGCACCTTGAGTATGTTTACGCGAGAGACCTTGCCGTCTGGTTTCTCGAGCGACACATAAGCGGCTTGGATATCAATCATCGGAGGCAGCGTAATACCGTTGACGTCCATGGGTTTGAGTATCTCAAAAGTGAGTTCGACGTCGAGGCTGATCTGGGTTTGATGTTTCACTGTCTTTCTTCCTGTTGGCCTCGATGCGGGCGAGAAGCTCCGCTTCCTTGTACGTCTTGTCAAAGAGCTCGTCGATGAGCGGGCGGATGATGGATCCCATCCCCGCCTTGTAGAACTTTTGAAGCTCTTTGATCTTTTGGTAGGTCTCCATGTGGATCATGATCGACCGGAACTTCGTGCCCTTGCGCTTCTCTGGAGAAAAGCGACCGGGGTAGCGGTACTTGCGCTTACGCCGATAGCGCCAGACGTGCTCCTTTAATGCGGCAAGCTTGGGCTCGGCGGACTTGTCTCCGGCCTCGACGCGCGCAGTCAAGCGCCTAATTCCAATGCGTGGAAAGCGCTTGTTGAAGTCGTCGTAACTCAAGTTGATCCACTTCAGACCTTTCGGCAAAGGCTTATCGTCCGGGGATCTTTTTGCTCGTGGCATACGGTTCTCCTTTCTCGTCTACGACTCTACTCGCTCGATACCGCAAACGCAACTATCCTTTTGCTTCTCCCCACGAAGGCCCAAGCTCAACGTCTACACGGGAGGGGACTTCAAGGGAGACGGCTTCGGCCATGATCCGTGCGGCTTCCTGCGCCTGTTCTTTGTTCTCGACGCTCACGGCGATCTCATCGTGCACTTGCAAGAGAAGTCGGAAGCCGGCTTTGTTGAGCGCGACCATCGCGGCCTTGGTCTGATCCGCAGCCGAGCCTTGAATGAGGCGATTAAGCCCTTTGTACGTCATCGCACGCTTGATCCGTGGTCCGTATTCCACGACGGCTTGTTCGCGCGGCAGCGCCTTGTTGATGCCGTACTCGACGGGTTCCCAGAGCGGGAAGCGGCATTTGCGGCCAAGCAGCGTACGGATCGAGCCGTTTGATGCGGGGTGTTCGATGCGCTTCATCACGGCATTGACCGTGCCCTTCAAGAACGGGACGTTCATGTGGAAGCTACTGATCAGCTCCCCGGCTTCATCGAGCGGCAGGTCGAGGGAGTTGGCAAGCTTCTGCTTGCCCATCCCGTACATCAATCCAAGTCCGATGGTCTTTGCGGCTTTGCGTTGGATCCCCGCCATATCTGCCACCATTTGGTGGAAGTCGGTGTCTGGGTTGCTGCGATATGCCTCCGCCATGCGCTCCGCTCCTGGTAGATCGAGGAGGGTAGCGTAGTGGACGAGAAGCCGAGGCTCCTGTGAGCTGAAGTCGTTTGCCGCCCAAAGCTGTCCTTCTTCGGGGAGGAAAAGCGAGCGAACCATCGGGCCGATAATTTCATGACGCGCGGGTACCTGTTGTAGGTTGGGGTTGTTCATCGAGAGACGCCCGGTGACGGTACCACCGTCTTCGGATCGCATCTGGTTGATGTGCGGGTGGATGCGCCCATCGGCGGCGCTGTGATTCATGTAAGGCTCGAGGAAAGTGCCGTGGGTCTTGTTGAACTCACGGGCTTCGATGATGAGCTTGGCGATCTCGTGATCGTGGCCGTCGAGGAAGGTCTTGGTGAAGCTCGGCAGGCCCGTTGCGGTCTTGGGATAAAGAATCCCGAGCTTGTCGAAGGCCTTGGCAATGCTCGCCGCGGCCCAGATGTCGACCTTCTCGCCAGAGAGGGCTTTGATCTGCTTGATGTGTTCGGCTTCCTTGCGCTTGAATTCGGCGATAAGTTGTTCGCACTTGTCGCGATTGAAGCGGATGCCTTGGAACGTGAGGTTGATCAGCACTGGCAGCAGCTCGGTCTCAAGCGTGAAGATCGACTCGACTTCTTCTTTCTTGATGAGCGTCTTGAGGTGGTGCCAGAGCTTGAGCGTGAGCGCCGCGTCTTGCTCGGCGTACTCGCCGACGTACATGGCGGGGAGCTTCCAAAGCTCTTTCTTGGCGTGCACGCCGAAGTCGGAGGCGGCGTCCTTCAAGCCCTGCTCTGACTTGACCTCTTTGAGGTAGTCGAAGCCGAGGCTGTTGAGGGCGTAGCTGAAGCGATTCTCGTCGATGAGAGGCGCCGCGAGCATGGTGTCGTAGACCGTGCCGTTGACCGTGAAGCCCGAGGCTCGAAGCCAGCCAAGATCGTAGGCGGCGTTGTGCATGATCTTGTCGCACGGCAGCTCGAGGACTTTCTTCATCCATCGATTAACGATGCGTTCGTCGAGATTGCCGCCGCCTTGATGGGCGATCGGGAAGTAACCCTTCCATCCGTCTACCGCGACGGCGTAGCCGACGATGTAACCGTCCTTCCGGGGCCATCCTGGCCCCATCGACTCCATGTGGGGGTCACACGTTTCAAGGTCGATCGCAATCTCCGTTGCGGCGGAAAGATCTGGAAAGCTGGCGGGCGGCACCCACTCCGAGGGCCGCTGGAACATAGGCATGGTGCTCAAAGTCGAAACCCCTTGTAAGAATTCTTGGGTAAAACAAAATGCAAAGACTGCTTGGCGCGAGTAATGCCGACGTAGAGCAGCCGATTGATGTCATCGGAGTTCTTGTCGTACTCCTGCGCGAACTTGGTCGAAAGGTCGCCGATGAGGAGGACGTTGTCCGCCTCGCCGCCCTTGGCGCCGTGGATCGTGGACAGTTTGATCGGCACCTTGCCGGTGATCTTCATGCCGCGGCGAAGGATGGCAATGATGTAGTTACGCTTGTCCTCGCTGATTTTGGTCAGTGCTTCGTGCCAGATCGCATCGGTCTGTAGGCCATGGTCCTTGGTCAGCGAGGCGTGCGTATACAGCGCTTCTACGCTCGCCGTCTTCAGCCCTTTGTAGCCGCGTTTGATGGCACTTCCGTCGAGGTACTTGTAGATCAGTTTGACGGTCTCGAAGGGAACTTCCCCGCCCCTGCGCAGTCGTTCCCAGCCGCTGACGGCGTGGAGGACAGAATCGGGAATGCTCCGTTGTCCGTGGCGCTCGAAGAGTAGGCCTTGGGACTTGATCCACTCGTGCATCTCCGTGAGCAGGTAGTTCGTGGAGGCGAGCACGAGCCATTCGCCCTTGGTGATGTCGACGTGGTGGAAGTCGTTGTAATAGGCGATCGTGCCGCCTTCGGTGCGCGGCTTCCAAGTCTTCGGCTGGCGCTTGCGGATGCGGTTGACCACTTGATCAGCGAGCGCGTGGATCTTGGAGGGGACACGGTAGGATTGGTCGAGGACGCGGATCTCCCCGTCGAGGGTGAGGAAGGAGTCTACGTCCGCACCGGCCCATGTGTAGACTGCCTGGTCGTCGTCGCCGGCGATGTAGGTACGCTCGGCTCGTTCAATAAGCTCTTTAACGAGACGCCACTGTAATTGCGATAAATCCTGAGCTTCGTCAATAATTAATGTTTTTAATGACGGAAGTCTTTCAGGTTCCTCAATAACTTTCTCCAACAGGTCCGTAAAGTCCAGGAGCCCGCGTGAGGCTTTGTAATGTCTGTAGGCCCGATCAACATACTCGAAGTGATGCCACTCGATCGTCATCCGGCTCTCGTTGTAGTGCTGGCGAAGATCCTTGCCCTTGATCCGCGCGATGTTGACCTCGTTCAAGATCGGGTGGTCGGCCTTGATGGCAAACTCCTCTTCACCCTTCTCCACGCCCAGCTCAATCCCCGCCTCTTTAGCGAACTCTGCGTAGTGCTCGGCGGCCATCATGTCCTTGCTGGTGATACCGAGGCAGCGGTAGGCGAGCGAGTGCAGGGTGCGGAACCACGGGAAGTCTAGGTCTTGGTTTAGTGCCGGGAACTTCTGGATCGCCCGGTCACGGGCTTCGGTCGCTGCCTTGCGGGTGAAGGCAAAGTAGCCGATCTGCGTCGGATGGACGTCCGCCGCAAGTTCGTTTTGTACCACCGAGAGCAGGTAAGTCGTCTTGCCTGCGCCCGGAGGACCGAAGACCTTCTCTACGCTCATGGCTCGAGGAGCGGCGCCGGGAAGTAAGGGACGACTTGGATCGCGAACTGCTCGGGCTGCTCGGCTTGCTTGTCTTGCGCATCGCGGTAGTCGTCGTACACGCCGGCGATCGTTACAGGGCGATCGGGCTTGATCCAGTAGACAACAAACACCATGCGTTGGTGGTTATTCATCGTCGATCCCTCGCAGTCCATCTTCCGCCTCGAGGATCTCCTCGACGCGATCCATCGAACACGGCCATACGATGATCGGGGTCGTCTCGCCGATGTAGGCGTTCTCGATGTTGTAGCTGATGTACTCCTCCGCTTCGTCCTGCGAGAGCCCGGACTGATGCATGAGGATCGTGACGATGACATCGCCGTCGTAGATCAGCGTATCGATGCGGCGTGCACCGCCGCCTTCTTCACGCTGCCACACAGTTGCCATGCCGATTAATGCACTGTCAAAACCGTCTATCTTTCTCATTAGAAGGGACTCCTGCTTTTCTTCTGTTCAGGGGTGTCAAACGGTGAATCTTGTCGCTCGAAGCGAGGGATGCGCCAGCACCGCGTCGCGCGGTTCTTGAGGAAGAGGCTGATGGGCTCACCGCCAAGGTCGCGCAGCCGCTGGGCCATCTTCGGCAGCGACATGCTCTTGAAGTTATTGCGAGTAAGGTGCGCCTCGAGATCCTTCATGCGGAAGTACGTGCGAGCTTCTTCGTCACTCGTCCACGGCCTGCCGAGCAGGATCTCGTCGCGATCCATCGCCTGCTGCAAGTGCGTGCAGAACTCCTCGAGGAGATCGTTGAAGCGGCCCGTGACCGTGGTGTCCTCACTTGCCGCGGTGATCTGCTCCGTCTCGACCATCTCCGTGAGCAATGCATTGAGAAGCTGCTCCCAGTCGGGCTTCTTCACCGCGGGCGGGAGGATGTTGAGCTTCTCGACGCAGGACTTTTGGAAGGCCATTTGGTTGAAGAGGCTTTCCGTGTCGAGTTCGATGCGCTTGCCGTTGACATCGAGGAACCAAAGCGGCGGCTCACTCGCGTACTTCGAGAGCGCAGAGAGCTGCGGAGAGTCTGGCCCGTGGGCCCCGATCCCAAACTTACGAGTCCTGCACAGGCCGCTGTTACAAAAGCTATTGAGCGGCGCGTCCTTGCACTTGTACTTGTACTCTTTTTTGCTGAGTTGTCTGATCAGCGTCTGAACTTCGTTGTTCGGGAGCGGTGGGCTCACGTACTTGTAGTTGTACTCAACCATCAAGTTGTCCCACGTCGCCGGGTGTGCGCGTTTCAAGTAGAGGCCGATGTTAAAGAGTGCATTGTTCCGTGTGCCTTCGGGAACGCCCTGTGCGCAGATCGCCTGCAAGCACGGTGGCCCGTCCTTGACCGGCGCGTCGGGAGCCTTCGGTTCCTCGGGGAACTTGAGGTCTTTCTCCTGCACGAACTGGTCGTACAGGGCGTAGAACTCTTCCATCGTCGCGGCTTTGCCATCGTCTTTGAAGGCATAGCGCATCGTGTCGTCGCCGCCGAAGTACGGCAGGTTTAGGAAGTTGCCGGTATCGCCTCGCTCGACGAGGATCTCGGCTTGCTTCGGAAAGATTTCGCGACCAGCTTCACCAAGAAGGGCTGCGGAGGCTTTCAGATATCGCTGCATCTCGGCAGCGGGGATCGGTTCTTTGACGAACAAGAATACGTGCGCGCCGCCTGACTTGCTGCGGCACACGACAAGGGGCAGCTCGAGGCTGCGAATCTTTTTGATCAACCCCGCGTGATCGAGAGGATACTGATCAATATCAATACATCCCCAGATGCAGGAGTTATCGGCACGAATGGGGATGATGCCCAGCGACGGCTCAACGCCCTCGATGTGCTTCTGCCAAAGATCATCAGTCGGCGGCTTGCGAACGACAACGGCTTTACCGGCTTGCTTGCCATTACCTTTGTCGCCTTCGATCTTGTACGTCCCATAGGCAATATCCAAGCCCGAAAAAATTGCCTTGAAACGTGAAATATCGGTCATTTCTGCTTTCTCGAAAGATGGGGCCTACTTGCAACATGTAAGTGGGGGACAGCATTGCTTTCGGCCCCGGGAAACATCAGAACGGTGTGGCGCCAGAGGCTCCTTCACCGTCGCTATCGTGCTTGGTCTTCACCGCACCGGATGACACCGATGCCGCAAAGCTCTTACAAATAGCGTAAATGCTCTCGTCTTCGACAGTACCGATACGCTCGACTTCCCAGCCGAACCACTTGCCCTTGTCGTTCGACTCAGGCTGCGTGGAAAGCCGGTACATCTGACTGTACATCGGGGGCGTGAACAGGCCGTTCTTACCCTGGAGCTTAACCCCTTGCATCATGCTGTTCCACTTGCGGCTCTTCTTGAGCTGCGTGGACTTCATCACGACGAGGGCCGGCGCGGGGGTGCCGTCTTCGCCAATGACCATGATGTAGTGGTTGGCCGTGTTTTCGATGTAATTACCGTTGTCCAAGTAGTCCTTGTTGTCACCGGGTTCCCGATGAGTTTTGGACAAGATGTCACTAGTTGCCGGATAGATATGAATGGGCGCGCCAGATCCGCTGCCCCGCGGAGCCCACTCGATGTACTGACGCACATAGGCGCACGGAACGACCGTGATGCCCTTCTTGCCGTCATAGAGTTGGTTCGTAACGGAGTTCAGGATCATGCCGGGCAGTGCTCCGTCGAGCTCACCGACTTCGGGTGAAGTATTGGTGAGCAAGCGCAGGAACGGCAGGGCGAAATCGTCCTGATTCATTCCCGCAAAGCTACTACCGGCATCCTCCTCAAAAGCCGAGGCAATTGCCAAGGCGGTCGAGGCTTGGGATTTTTCTGCAAGTGCTGTTTTAGCCATTTTTCGTGGTCCTTTAAGATTTAATCGAGGCCTTTTTGCCGATGTACGCGCCGAAGAGTTCCATCGGGAACTGCTCACCGCGTGTCACCCGCTCCTTGACCCAGGCCTTGAGGGTCGAAGGTTCTACTTTCTCGGACTGCTCGACAGGGAAACCCTGCTGACCGAGCATGCCAAGGAGTCTGTTGCACAACTCGTCTTCGCCGCGCCCGAAGCGCACGCTGACGGTGTTCTTGATGATGTCGTCAAAGCCGTGGTCCCTGAGCCATTGGAAGGCTTCAGCGCGTCGGGCTTCAGTAATCGAGGCGCTGTAGAAGGGCTTCACCTCGATCGAGCTGCCGTCTTCCATACGGAATGACGACATTCCGAGCTCGGCCAGCGCTTCCGGGATCGTCTCCTCGGTCAGCTTTCGATACTGTTCCTTATGCCCTTTGAGGATGTCTTCCGCGTCGTCAATCTGCTTTTCCAGTGACTTGGCGCGACGGGCAAGGGCAGCTATTCCGGTGATCTGATCGTCATTGACGCGCAGAGCATCGGCTTCGTTCTCAAATAAACTCGTTAGGCTCATTGGATTCTCCTTTCTTGAAAAGATCAACCTCAAGGGGGATGTAGCGGCGTTCCCGCTTGTCCCACTTCAGGCACTTAAAGCGTCCATTGTTCTTGAACGCCGCCACCGCGCAACAGATACCTATTGCGGATGGATCGCCGATCAACAACAAATAGTCGTCATCGGTGAATTTGTCCAGTTTACGCTGGATTCGCCATACCGTTGGTACGACGGAAAACGCAATCTGCGCGTTGGGCGGCAGAATGGTCTCGATTTGGCCGTAATCCAAAGCACTTGCGATATTGTGCTGCAAGGTCTCGGAAACGACATACACTTTAGGCACGGGACAGTTCTCCTTTCTCAAGTTCTGGGACTAGTGTAGACTCGCGCTTCAGGGATTGCAAGCCCTGCTAGAAAGCGAGATCAACATGAGCCAATTCTTACAGACTTATCGATTCAAAAACAAGCCGTTTGCGCATCAGGCCGCATACCTTCAACGATTTTGGGACCACCAAGTCGCTGCATTGTTTGCGGACATGGGCACGGGCAAGAGCTTCATGCTCATCAACAACATTGCGATGTTGTACGACCAAGGCCGCATCAACGCAGCTTTGATCGTCGCGCCAAAGGGCGTGTACCGCAACTGGGTGGATACGGAAATACCGAAGCACATGCCCGAGCATGTGATCCACCGTGTAGCGCTGTGGTCAGCAGCGCCACGCAAGGCGGAAGAGCAGGCCCTTGATTCGTTGTTCGAGATCACTGAAGACTTGAAGATCCTCGTGATGAACATCGAGGCGTTCTCGACACCGAAGGGCACGAAGTTTGCTCAAAGATTCCTGTTTGTGCACAACGCGATGATGGCGATCGATGAGTCGACGACGATCAAGACGCCAAATAGCAAACGCAGCAAAAACACTGAAAAAACAGGCAAAATGGCGAAGTATCGTCGCATTATGACAGGCTCGCCGGTGACGAAATCACCGCTCGACCTGTATCAGCAGTGCGCGTTCCTGTCAGAAGCCTGTCTTGACTCCCCGTCCTACTATGCATTCCAAGCGCGCTACGCCGTGACCTTCGAGCGACGTGTGGCGACGCACAGCTTCAAGCAGATCGTGGGATATCGAAAGTTAGACGAGCTCAAAGAAAAGCTCGATCGCTTCAGCTTCCGCGTCAAGAAAGAAGAGTGCCTCGATCTGCCCGACAAGCTCTACGTCAAACGCGAAGTTGACCTGACTGACGAGCAAGTCAAGGCATACAACGAGATGAAGACGATGGCACTGGCACAGTTCAACGAAGGACTGATGTCTACAGTGAACGCACTGACGCAGTTGATGCGGTTGCATCAGATCGTATGCGGACATGTCAAGTTGGACAGTGGCGCCGTGTTGCCGTTGCCGAATAAACGGATTGACGAGCTGATGTCGATCGTCGAGGAGACGGACGGCAAGATGATCATTTGGGCCACCTACCGGCATGACATCGACGCCATCAAGAAAGCCCTTCAGACCGAATACGGCATGGAGAGCGTCGGCACGTACTACGGGGACACCGAGACGGACGAGCGTCAGCGGGTGGTTGCGGAGTTCCAGAACCCTGAGAGCAAACTGCGCTTTTTCGTAGGCAATCCGAGCACCGGCGGCTATGGCCTGACGCTGACCGCGGCCAATGTGGTCGTGTACTACAGCAATAGCTTCGACCTCGAGAAGCGATTGCAGTCCGAGGATCGTGCGCACCGTATCGGGCAGACCAAGAACGTGACGTACATCGATCTGATCACCCCTAAGACGGTGGACGAGAAGATCGTCAAGGCCCTGCGAGACAAGATCAACATCGCGACCCAGGTGATGGGCGAAGAGGTGATGAAATGGTTGATTTGATCCCGATTAGAAAGCTCTATCAGTACGAAAAGCTCAAGCGCATCGACTCGCCAGAGGGTCGGCGGTACGTCGACGGTAATGCAAACGCCTTACCGAGCGTCACCACGATCCTTTCAGGCACGAAGGACAAGGCCGCCCTTGACGCGTGGGCCGCGAGGGTTGGTGAGGCAGAAGCGAACCGGATCAAAAACGAAGCGGCCACGGTCGGCACGCACATGCACGCGGTGATCGAGCGGATGATCGCGTATCGGGATCTGCCGCGCCCTACCAATTGGCTCATGGTCAAGGGCTATGAGATGGGCTATCGGCTCGTGAACGAGTACTTTTTGAACTTAAACGAGATTTGGGGGTCAGAGGTGCCTCTCTACTACCCCGGCAAGTACGCAGGAACGACCGATCTGGTCGGCGTCTACCGCGGCAACCCCGCAATCATCGACTTCAAACAGTCGTTAAAGCCAAAGAAGCACGAGTGGATTCAAGACTACTTCCACCAGCTCGCAGCGTACGCACTCGCGCACGATGTGGTGCATGGCACCACAATCAAACACGGCTACGTACTGATTGCGCTACAGACGGGCGGCACGCAGGAGTTCAGCACCAGCGGTGCTGAGTTTGAGCGTTACAAGGCAGCGTGGCTCGAGCGAGTGGATCGCTTTCTTAGCCAGGCATCGGCGGAACTCCCGCCTGCATCGCAGCCGCCCCCGTAATCGCGTCGTTCGGGAAGAGCTGCTGGAGCATCATCCGGCTTTGCGAAGACTGCGGACCCCCGCTGGTTGGCGGAGGACCACCGGGCGCAGGAGCGCCTCCCCCTGAAGGCAAGCCCGGCATGCCGCGCGTCGTTGGCGCGGGAGGCTTCATACGATTGCGCCGCGCTTCTTCGCGACGACGCTCTACGTCCCGCTGCCGCTCTTCCGTGACGTTGAGGGCAGGGATCGTGCCGCGTTGAGCCGTTTGCATGAGGATGCCGGCACCACTTAAGCGTTCGCGAGCTTCTCTAAGGAAGGTCAGCTTTTCTTCGTCCGTGCGGCCTTTTCGCAGCAATGCGGCCATCATTTTAGGATCCAACGCTACTTCTTTTAAGCCCGCCAAGGCATTGAGCCGTGGCATTTGATTAAAGAGCTGCTGGGCCGTGTTAGACACAGCACTGGCCGCGGCGAGCGAGCCTGGACCGCTTGGAATCGCATTGGAACCAAGATGCAGGGCAAGGAAACGCACGGCAAAAGCGTCAAGCGGACTGCCGTTGGCTAAAACATTTTCCAAGAACGCACGATTGTCCTTTGCGTCTTGAATTCGGCGAGTTGTGGCAAGGATCGTGCGAATGTTTTTGACCTCATCAGAGGTCATCATTCCTTGGGTACGTAGTATGTTAATAATTGACGGTTGCCCAGGGGCCAATGGCTTGAAAAGATTATCGTCGAATGCTTTGGCGCTGAACTGATTTCCAGTTCCGCCGGCCTTGGTATAGGCCCACGTAAGAATAGAGGACTTAAGCCCTTGGACTGCGGAGTCTCCGCCCAATTGTGCCGTTTCGAGTAGTTTACGGACATCCTTAACAGGAGTGCGGCTCATCAGAGCATCTGACACTGCGGCGATTGGATTTTCCCCGCCAACAAGTACGGAGGAAAATGCCTGTTCGTCTCGAAGTTGACGCGCTGCGGCGGAGCTTGGATCGTTAAGGGCAGCAAACGCCGTTTCTGCATCAAGGGCATTGGTAAGATCATTCTTCAGCGAGCCAAACTTGTTCAGTATGGACTCATTTCGAGCCATCCAGTTAGCCAGCTCCTGCGCGTTAACTCGCCCCGTCTGTGGGTTAACGATCTTCGGATCGGTCATCGCCAGACGAATCACACGCTCCATCGCACCTGTAACAGACACTACGCCTTCTTTAGATGCCTGGGCCAATGGCTCCATGTCTTTAAGCTGCTGTCGAACGATCGCGATCTGTGACGGTGGCGCTTTGGCCGCGCGAAGCTGCGCGAGCTGCTTGGTCAACGCGTCGTATTGCTGGCTAAAGAGGCCTACTGCATCTTCAATTTGCTCTATACGTGCGAAAGTGAGGTCACTGTCGCGACCGAACATGCGGTTGGCGACTATTTCCGGCGGGAGGCGCTCGGCACCGGCTTTGGTGACGGCCGACATTTCACGGGCATAACTGCGCGTAAAGTTGTCGTTCAACGAGCGTGAGAACATGCGCGCACGATCGTAGGCTTTGGTGTTGAGCTGTGAGAAGTCATCGAGGATGGACTCTGCCAACATGCCAAACATGCGGGCGTCCTGCGGAGAACGTTGGTTTGTACTCGAAGCGGCATCTCTTGCCCAACCAAGAAGATCACTGCGGATGCGAAAAAGCTCGTCTACCGGAGTCTTCTTGCCGAGCGGATCGTAAATCGTTTTTCCACCGCGGCCCGGTCGGAATCCTCCAATCAAGAACTCTTCTGGAACTTTTCCGGTTTCGAAATATTCGGGGGTGCGCATGCCGCGCTGATACGACGCAATCGCGGTTTCGTTGATGCCAAGACGACCCATGATCGAGCGAAGCTCATCGGGCAGTTTTAGATAACGCTCCGGCGTCATCTTTGACGCCATATCAAGAAACGTCGTCAAGGTTTTCTTGGGCACGACTTCCTTGGGAACAATTTCGCCTTTTCGCACACGCATGCTTTGTTGAAATGCCGCATCCCAAAGCTTCTTTTCATAACTGCGAGCGTCATCCAACGCCTGATTAACATTTCGTTTGATGATGTCGCCGATCATAAGGCGATTAGCCGGTGTATCCGTTGAGATACGCGCCACCGCATCTTTTGCAGTGCGCTCTGCAATACCAATGCGGCCCAGGATCATGCTGTCGTACATTTGTGCTTGCATTTCAGCAGCCACACGCAGCGCAGCAGGGCTGCCGACATTTTGCAAAGACTGAATCAACGACTGCTGCGCGCGCATGGCGAGCAGTGCCTGGTTTTCCACCTTCGACTTGAACATCGGATCGCCGCGGGCGAGGCTCAATTCAAGGATCGAAAGGCCCGGATCGCCTGTTGCTTGAGCCGCGGTCGGTTTTGCATCAGGCGGGAAGTCCGCCTCAAGCTGTTTGATGAGGTTCTTGTAGTAGCGCTCACGCAAGAACGAGGCCTGTTGTAGAGCCTCTGGCGTACCAAGTTGCTCAAGCTCACGGATCGGGGCGGATTCCTTGAGGACGCCGTCCAGGATCCCATACAGACGATTGGCGCGCGCCTGATCGACAACGCCTTCGTTGAACTGTCGGGCGACAATGTTCTTAACGGTGTTGTAGCCGACATTGATGCCGTTAAGCAGCAGTTTGCCCGGGGTAAACACACTTGCGCCGAATTCAGAAGCAAAACGCATCCCGGCTTCACCGGGATAAAACGCCTCGGCCGCTCCGCCTGCCAGACCAGCAGAGCCTGCGGTCAATGCTTCAATGCCGAGATAGGTCTTTGGGTTGCGGCGGGCGAACTCCGGCGTGTAATTAATGAGCTTGTGTATTCGTGAACCGAGATTGTTTCCAACATAGACCGTGGAAGGGGCTCGAACTAAAAGCGAAGAAGGCGTTGCTCCGAGAACACCTCCTGCTGTAATGGCTCCTTCTCGATAAGGGACCAGGTCTTCTCTCGGGGGCGCCGGGAAGAAGTCAGCCAGCGTGTCGCTTAACAAATACGTACCGCCATAAGCTCCGGCGGCTGCAATGATTGGGATGGCATAGGCCTGTGGCACGGGCACCATCGCGGCATAGGGTGCGGTCGCCGTAAATGCAGCGGCCGCAGCAGCAGCCGGAGTACCGTAACGCACAGCACCTTCGGTAAGCCCCAGCCCAACTTGGGTCGCTTTTTCCCCTACCGTGGGGCCTAGCGGCCTAAGAGAAGGGGGTAACGGAGGCGTTGTTTCTCGTAATGGATCAAAAATCACGCCCATTAACGACTCAGTTCCCGTCTCAGTTATTGGGCGAAGACTTGGAGGGAGGGGTGGAACGGATGACGCAGATGCTTCGCTGGGGGCAGCCTGCGCCAACAAGGCGCCCACGGGGTATGCTGCGGCAATCGCTGCCTCATCCAGCATTGAAGGATTTTGTTCTAACTGTCGATCGCCAATGCGCGTTACCGTGACATCAGGCTGCGCCTGTTGGGCAGCGATACGCGGCAACTGAGCAAACAGCGCTTCTCGCTTGTCTACAGGTAACGTATTGAACGTCTTTGGATCCATGGCAAACCGAGGATCAAGCCCAAGGCTCTGCATGGATCCACGAACAGAAGAAACCTGCTCTGGGGTCAGGTTCTCAAACCGAAAACGATCGCTAGGGGTTGCCATGCTTATCGGCCTTCAATCTCTGCCGGAGTGATTCCGTACCACAGAACCTCTTTGACATTAGGCGGAAGTCTAGCCGCCTCCTCTTCGCTATACACTGTTGGAGGAAGCCCAAAATTGTTACGAACGCGCTCGAGCAACGATACTTTAGCACGTGCTTCCGTGCGTTGCCCCGGAGACAGCGTCGCCCCTAATGTACCAGGGCGATCGTCGGCTTTTTTACGATAATCTGCGAGTACTTGGTCCATGATGGTTGCAAGACCAATTAGCTGCGTGCCGTAAACTTCAGGATCTTTAATAGCCGCTGGCCTAAGTTGAAGTACGGACTGCAACATTTTCTGCTCCGTCACGCTGTTCTGCGCGCTCTTGAGGAACGCTTCAACCACCTCTTCCGACACAAGTTCTGCTTGCGAACGAGCGAGGGTAATGTCTTTCATTGGATCGCCAAGGCCAGGCGTCTTTGAGAGGTTTGCGTAGATAGACGCAAAAGGTCCGGCAATCTTTGCCCGATCGCGCCACAGAGATACCGGAGCGGCCATTGCCACCTCACGCGGCAAACGTGCAGGCTCGTCCGCAGGACGATCCGATGCACGCGCCGTCCCCGCCTCAGTCGACTGTTCGCCACCTGGCGAAAGCAACGGAGCAGGGGCTTCGACCATCTCTCCTGGAGATGCCTGATCACGGGAAGGAGCTTCCGTCGTCGGCTCACGGTTGAGCGTCACTTGTGTGCCCGTAGCAGCGCCGCTCTTACGTAAGTTTTGTGCCTCAAGAATGAACTGCGGCAGCTTCTTACCCGGAAGCGTCTGATACTGCCCAGTAGGTAGCCGTGAATCAGGGTCGAGGACAGGCTGATATCGCGGCTCGGTGTAGCTCGTGATCGCCGACGCAAGGAGGTTGTTCTCTTGCGGCGTCGTTTGTCCCGCGGCATACCGCTCGGCAAGCCCCGGCGTATTGAAGACGTTCATCTCCCAATCGCTCTTGGCAAACGGGCTTCCTGCACCGCGACGTTCTGCGGCCTTGAAACGAGCGTCCGCCTGAAGAATTGTGTTGAGCACCGAACGCTTCTCAGCAGCAAGCTTGGTGTTGATCTGCTGGATCTCATCACGGTCCTTCTCGCCTGCCTGCAATGCCAAGAGTTTGAGCTGACGCTGAGTCGTCTCGATGTCATTGACGCGCTTCTGAATAGCGGCCGGAAGATTGCTAAATGCACCAGCCAAACGCGACATCGGCGAACCACGAAGGACTTCGCCCCGTGGGCCGCGGTTCGAGGCAAAATTGAGTGCAGCTCCGGCAATGTCAAACAGCATGTTTGCCTTCGTGGCCTCGCGATCCGGGCCGAGCAACCGTTCGTATTCCGGCAGACGCGACTGCATGGCCTCTTGTAGCGACGGAACTTTTTGCGAGGGGGCAAACAGCGACTGCAATGCCGACGTCTGTGCCAGATTGACCATCTCAGGAGAGTAGAGCATGCCCGCAGCAGTGCTCCTTTCGTCATCCGGGGTCACGCCCTCCTCATCGGACCCGTCTTGAAAACGCTGGACAAGACCGCCGTCCTTCATCCGAATCGGCGGCAATCCTTCCGGCGGAATCGGCTGTCCGTCCGGGCCAATCATCGGGCCTCCAGGAGGCGGCCCGCCCATCGGCGGACCTCCGGGTGCCCCTCCGCCCCCAGGGGGAGGACCGGCAGCAGCGAGAAGAGCGGCCATATCGCCGCCAGGAGGCGGCGCGGCTCCACCAGGAGGAAGCGGCGGAGCACCGGGAGGCGGAGCTCCCATGGCTCCCCCCGGGGGCGGCGGCATTGGAGGTTGTGGCCCTTGGGCCATGGGCCCTGATTGGGGCAGCGCGCCGATCCCACCGCCCTGTGCGAGCACCGGCTGGAGCATCGCAAGGACAGAATCGGGAGTCTCGGACGCGGCCTCGTAGCCTACCAAATCCGCAAGCTCTTCGCGACGCGCATCGACCGAGCGCATGTCGCCACGAAGGTTGTTCATGAGGATTTCAGGCGAGTCGACGCGGCGATTGAGCATTTTCGCAGAAACCGCATCGTCGGAGTTTTCCTCCTCTTCGAGCTCGTCCTCTTCCTCGCCAACGTCGTCGAGGAAACCCTGCATAATGCCGACGTTTTCGTAGTCGTCCATCATCTTGTCTTTCATGATTATCCTGGCCCCTTAAAAGAGTCCGGCTGTTTTTGCGCCCGCCGCTGCCGTCAAACCTGCCAATCCGATACCTGCCGCCTGTTGGAACGGGCTTGCCGAAGGCTGGCTGACCGCGGTCGTCGCCATCTGCGAAGACGGCGCACCGCGGTAAATGTCGGAGAGGAACCCGGCCTGCTGATACGGCGCATAGAGACGCTGCATCTGCGTTGCGCGCTGCGCATCGAGTTCTTGCTGCTTGAACGCCTGTTGCGACTGTCCGACGTTGTAGAGGAAGTTGATGTCCGACTGCTGCATGCCCTGCGCGGCTTGGCCGATGCCGAGCTGCTGCAAGCCTTGCTGGCCGTACTGCTGGCCCAACTGCCCAAGGCCCTGCGCCGTCTGCTGGCCGATGCCAAACTGTTGGCCCGCCAGTGCGCCAATGCCTTGTGCAATGTTTTGGAACTGCCCCGACTGCTGACCGTAGATGCCGGCGAGGGCTTGCGCAGCGGCCGTTCGGCCCGCTCCCTGCTGCATGAGCAGATTGGAGATGTTCTGCTGGATGTTGGACTCTTGTCCAGCGAGTGCGCCTTGCTGAGAGGCCAGGTTGCCGTAGCCCTGCGCGGCCTGCTGGTAGATGTTCGCCGCAGACTGGCCCAAACGAGCCTGTTCCACGCCGAGCTGACCAAGGCCCTGACCCGCAGCGATCTGTTGCTGCGAGAGATTGCCGTAAAGGCCCGCAGCGGACTGTCCAAGCTGCGCTTGTTGCGCGGCCTGCTGACCAACCGTCTGGCCGATGTTGGCGATCTGTCCGGCAGCGGCTTGTTCGGCTGCCGCGCGCTGCGCTTCGAGCGAGCCCATGGTCTGACCGGCCTGTACGCCAAGGCCTGCCTGCTGTGCGGCAAGTTGTGCCGCCGTCTGTCCAAGCTGCGCTTGCTGTCCGGCAAGCTGACCCTGAAGGCCACCGATGCCTTGATAGAGACCGGCTTGCTGCGCCGCCTGTTGCTGCTGCGTCTGCTCGAGCTGCGCCATCTGCATGGCGGTGTTGGCATCAAATCCCGCCTGTTGGAAGCGCTGCTGCGCTGCCTGCAACTGAAGCTGTGCCTGCTGTCCAGTGAGCTGCCCTTGGAGACCTGCCTGCTGGGCCGCGAGCCGTGCGGCTTCCTGCCCGAGCTGTGCCTGCTGCGCACCGGCGCTGATCGCTCCGGTACCCGCCTGTTGCAGCATCTGTGCGGCCTGCTGTCCGAGACCCGCGCGCTGCGCTGCGGCAGCGATATCGCCCTGTGCCGCGGCCTGCTGCATCCCAGCAGCCTGCAAGCCAAGCCCCGCTTGCTGCCCCGCGACAGACGTCTGAAGCTGACCGGCCTGTGCTAACTGCTGGGCCGCCTGCTGACTCAGCCCCGCTTGCTGCGCCGCGACCGAAGCCTGCTGCGCACCCAACTGGCCGATGTTCTGGCCCGCGGCCATCTGACGCTGCTGTTGCTGCTCAAAGGTCGCCATCGCATTGGCTTGAGCCTGCGAGTAGCCTTGGCTAAGTAAGTTAGCTATGGTGTTCGACTTCTGCTCGAGCAGTCCACGCTCCATCTCGGCGCGCTGCACGCCTTCGCGCTCGCCACCGAACGCGCCCGCGCGTACGGCCTGTGCAGACAGCCCCTGCTGTGCAATCGCGCCCTGCCGGTTGATCTGACGCATAGCTTCGTCGATCACCTGCTGGCGATACGGATCCATGAACGCCTGCGTTGCAGCGCCAGGCTGGAAGCCCTGCGTCGCACCACCGATCGTGCCAATGCCCTGCGCTAAAGCGCTCTGAGCCGCGGCAAACCCCGGCTGCGCCGCAGCCTGTCGAGCCTGTTCAGCGGCACTCAGTGCCGTGCCAATGCCCTGTTGGAATCCCGGCTGGCCAGTCGCCGCAGCGCCTTGGGCCGCAGCGCCATACAGGCCAGAAACCCCCCTCTCAAACCCCGGCTGCCCCGTGGCGGCCTGCGCCTGCTGTGCGCCTTGAAACAGCGCGCCAATGCCTTGTTGAATGGCCGGCTGTGCCGCCGCCTGCTGCGCCATGGCAATGGCCTGCTGGCCCTGCCCGATCGCCTGACCAAATCCCGGCTGCTGTGCCGCTTGGGCCGCGAGCCGTGAAGCATCTGCCGCGGTATAGCCCGCGCCCTGAAGACGTGCGACTTCGGCATTGAAATCAGAAGGGCCTGCACGGCCCGCGGCGCCCATGGCAGCGCCAAGTGCCTGCTGCGCGGCGCCAAACCCCGGCTGCTGCGCCGCCTGTTGGGCCATGAGGATGGCTTGCTGTCCCGTGCCGAGGCCTTGCGAAACAGCCTGCTGCGCACCGCCCATTTGCGGCACGCCCGCGGCTCCCGCAGCGCGTTGAGCAGCGTTTTGTAGAAGCTGCTGCGAGCCGGAGAAATCCGCGCCGACGGCACCGGCGGCCATACGCTGCGCATCGGTAATACCACGCATGCCCTGGCCAATCGCAGCGGTCGCCGGCGTGAGATCCGCCTGCGAAGAGCGTGCAGCCATGTTCTGCGACGTCGCAAGGGCATTGATGCCTGTGCCGATGTCTTGATACGCCGCACCGAAGCGGCCTGTCGTATCGGCCGCCAATGCACGCTGGCCGGCCAGATCCATGTAGCCAAGGCCGGTGTTGATCTGGTTGATCCCACCGCCCATGCCAACCGCAGCCGTGCCGGCCTGCCGCATCGCAGCCTGAGCATCGGCGAACTGCCCGCGAGTGTCTGCGCCACGAAGAACGTCCGCCGCTTCGCGAGTGAGGCCCATGCCACCGGCTAGACCTTGATTTGCAGCGGTTACATAGGGGCTAAACGCGCCCACGCCCTGTTGTTCGGCAGCGCGCATTGCGGCAAGCTGTGCCGGGGAGAAGCCGGCAACCTGATATCCGGGAAGTTGATCGGCAAATCCCGGTTGCGTGGCGATATCTCGCGCCTGACGCATCAAATCAAGCTTGAGTGCCTCGATTTCCGGGGCTTCCCGGACAATTTGTTGCTGGATTGAGGTATCGCCTGCTACGGATGCCATTTATTTGCCCTCGACCTTGCCGCCTTCCAGCATTTTCATCAGTTTGTACATGCGCCGCGCGCCTTTGCGGCGACTTCCGCCGCCGGCATTGCGAACAGCACGTGCGGTGAACACAAATTCACCGTCCGAAAGCATCGCGGGGATGGAATCCGACGTTCCCGTGCCGGGGCCGTTGATCGGACCCGTTTTACGCGGGAAATGCGTCGGTTGACCGCCCTTGCGGAGCCCTTGAGCGGCCATAATGCCTTGGTTGTTTTGTCTAGTCAGCGCCTGAACGGCCTGCCCCGCCGCTTGCGCGGCCTGCGGACCGCTGTAGAGCAGTCCTTCGGTCTGCGCGACCTGAACAGGATCCTGTGCCGCTTGTCTGACCGCGTTGTTTACTGCGCCTCCCTGCCGATAGCCCGGCGGACGCGCCGCTTGGACAGGGTTTCCGTACAACAACGGCACGCCATAGAGCCCCGAGACGTTATACGGCTGCGGAATGCCCTGCGGCATGTTCGTTGGTGAGCTGCTCGGCGCGTAATACGTCGGAGTGGGGCTTACGGGCATCGTTGAAAAAGATCCGGGGGCCGTGGTGCTTGGTCCAGCGCCCGTGCTTGACGGACCAAGGCCATACGACGGGGTTTCAACGACCGGATTGTAGGGCTTTAACGTGGTAGTGGGCTGAATTCGGTTCTTAAAGAGTTCCGGGTTGTCGCGGATGTAGTCTTCGCCCGTGTAATCCCGATCAAAAAGCGGATTTTCGTCGACTTTTCCTGCCTTAAACCCGCCGGCTAGGCCAGTCACGGCGAGCGCCGTTGCAACGCCCGGTACGTATCGGCCAAGTTTGCCCTCGAGCTTGGGGTCATCGTTGATAAGAAACGCGTTCTTAAACTTATCGAACGTCGGCGCTTCTCCGCCCGGAGCAAGCGATTTGATGTAATCCGCCATACGGCCGAAAGTGGTGTCTCCCGGAGCGGCCCCCGGAGTTGAAGGTGTCGCTGTTGCCGTCGGTTTACCCGTTGCGGACGCTTGCGGCGTTGCCGTTGCAGCTTGCGTCACCGGACCTTGAGCCCCCGCACGAACCGCAGCAAATTCGTCAGGCTGGTAGCCCATGCCGAACAACTGAGCATCCGTCATAGAAGCAGGCGAACCTGCCGCGGGAGCGGTGGGGGCAGGAGCTCGGGCTCCCGACATGTCTCCCCCCATACCAGAGGCCACATCTGGCGGAGCTTCAGGGGCTGTCGAGGGCGCGACCTGGGGCTTGTAGGTCACGCCGGTCATGATGCCTTGTTGGAGGCCCATCCCAAGGGCTTCTTGCGTACTGAGGCCAGCAGCTTTTCCTACCGCGGCACTCGTTAAGCCTGCGCCGATACCTTGAGCAACTTTGCCACCTTCGGTGACACCGGGGAGCTTGCCCGCATACTTTGCGATGCTTGAAACAGGGTTGACGCCGCCGATCGTACCGCCCGCACCGAAGTAACTCGTCGCCGCGTTGATTAGCAGGCTCTTGGCGTTGAGCTTTTCCCCGGCTGCTGCACTGACCGCCGCCGAAGCAGCCACTGAGCCGACCGCCGTAGCCGCTGCGGTAGACAAGCCATACCCCGCGGCAATGGGCCCTAGCGTTGCAGCAAGTGCAACGGTCGCAATGACACGTACGATCGGGTTCTTGAGCAGTTTCTTAACGGCTTTCTTGACGCCCTTAAAGAGCTTCTTCAAGAAGAACTCGGGCAGGCCTGTTTGCGGGTTGATCGTGCCCGAGCCGCCCATCGCTTTGAGAAGGCGCGCTTCGGCCGGGGTAATGTGAGCAAGGATCGAGTCGCCGTTGCGGCCCTGCGAGGCGAGATACTTAGCCACATCGGCTAGTCCACCTTCGGCCATGGCCATCGGCTCGAGGCCTTCGACGACCGGCGACATCTCCATCGGCGCCTGTGCGCCCTGCGCACCGGCAGCCTTGTATTCGTTAAGCGCCATGATGGCGAGACCAATGAAGGCCGGATCGTATTCTTCCGGCAGGTCATCGCTGTCCATCATCCCTGAATCGATCAGGCGCTGGCGAAGTGCCGGGTATTCGTCCGGCCGCTGCGACATGTACTCAAGGACTTCGAGTAACGCCGAAACCTCAGTCGGGCTGAGGTCAAGCTCGTCAATGCTTTCGCGGACCGCCTGACGGACGGCCTCTGCCTGTGCAGGGTCGCCCGAGGACATGCCCAATGCCGTCAGAGCAGCGTCATAAGTGTCCGCGCTCGAGACGTAAATCGGCTGGTCCGGGGGCCTTGGATTTTGCATGTCCTGCCCTGCGGGCAGGCCCATGATGCCTTCATTTTCCATAGGTGTCCTTTCCAGTTTGTGCCAATGACCCAACAAGGGGTCGCGCGCCGGGAAAGGACGCGAAGATGGCTCTGATTATGGGGTAAGTTGTCAAGGGTTGTCCACTTGTCACGAGCGGTCGATTTCTAGGTAAGAGAGGTAGAAGTGGACCGTGGCAATGCTGGCCTCGATCTGAAGTGAATCCCCCGCCTCGAGCACGCATGGGATGCCGTTAAAGACATCAAACGTGCAGTTCACAGAGAGGGATCTTGCCTTTTGCAAGTAGTACGTCGTGCCCGTTCCGATATGCGTCACCGTGATCGCGGCGACCCCGGTTCCCGCGTTCGTAACACGCAGCGAGCGGATGATCGCAGCATTGGCCGCCGGAACGGTGTACAGCGTCGTCGGGGTAGCGGCGACGGGGATGCTGACTTTTCTAAAATACTTGTTGGCCATGGCGTATCCCTACTGCGTGAGATCGTAGAAGGACAGCGAGCCGACCGCATCGCCCGTTGTGGCGCCAGAGACCGTGCGAATCGCCACCGTGTAGATGTCACTCACGCCTGCAATCGTCGCGCCTAACTGCAAGTCAAAGTTATACGCTGCCGGAAATGCCGTATTCGAAACACCTGACGATCCAGAAGCCGTGACGTAATCTGTCTGCACAATAGAGCCGCCCGTCGTTGCCGTGGCGGCAACATCAAACTCGACGTTAGCGTCCGTGGCTACCGCCGACCAAGACGCCCCGGTCAGTGTTGGGTTCTTGATCAGCGCCACTTCGTAGTTCTGGCTTGTGGTGGGCAGCACTTGAACACGGTTGGGCAGCACAACAGCGCCGAGTGCGGTAGAGGCCAGTCGAATCGACACCAGCGGCAAGAACGTGCTGCCAATAGTGCCAAGCACTGTGGTGCGACGCGCCACATGGTCAATCGACGTCTGCTCAAAGCCGCCTTCTGATATTACGGTGATGCATATCGACTTCATGCTCGCCGCCACCGCAGAGGTAGCCGACGAGATCTCATAGCGAACGGGCAACGTGGCGGTGGTCATGTATACCGAACTGCCGAAGACGTTGGCTGTGTTGAACGTATGACAGACGATGTATTCGCCGTTAATGATGAACCCACAACGCACCGATCCCACACCGAGCCATTCAAAATCCATCCACAGAATCTGTGGCTTGGTGAGGTCCAGCGTGAGCCCGCTCGCGCCAGTGCCGTTGAGCTTGTCACCGTTCCAGTCGGCCTGGTTCGCGAACCGTGCGTCGGATGGCGAACCTGACGTAGAGGAGCGCATGACGAAGGACAGCGTTGAGCCGTTCTTCTTGAAGAACACGCCGTTACTTGCGTTGAAGTACCCCACCTGTTGAGTGAGGTTGGCGCTCGTGCTGCTGTCCATGACGAACGTCGCAAGGACCAAAAGACCCTTACCCGGTTGATACGGGAACGAGCGGTAAGACTGACGGACCACGGAGCCCACACCGGCCCCAGTAACCTCCATCTTCACAGCGGCTTCATTGGATAAGAACGTCGTCGTGCCCGTTCCAGTAAGTGAAACGTCAAACTGATTGTCTGCCGCATAGCGATTTTGGCTATCAAACAGCGTGTATGGCTGACTAACGCGCAAGCGGCCGAAGGCGTCGACGTTTGTTCCGCCAATGGAAACAGGGGTTGGGGTGCCGCTCATGTCTATCGATCCTCCACCATCCCCATGCCACGCGTACGCTGAATCTTTGTCTTCCGTAACCGCAGGGGAATAGGTGTTATTAAGCTGAAAAATAACCTGTTCTAGCGAACGAACTAACTGGTCAAACTGCTCCTGACTGTAATTAACGGCCGCTGCGTTAGGCAGACGGACGTTGAAAATCTTACTCATCTCAAGCCATCCGGCTGGATATCGACACGCATCGTGCCGAAGCGCCAGTTGGTATCAATCTCAGAGCTCTCAATCTGCAACGCAATTTGTCGCCCGCGCGCACGCGTGTCCACTTTGTCCGTGCCCGGTGCGATAACGTACGGATCGAGCGAGCTTGGCGTCGCGGAGACCTGTGGGTACAAGCGCAGCAACAACCGCACCGTGAGATTGCCCTCTTGATTCTTGAAGTCCGGGATAAAGCGCTTCATGAAAAGCACCTGATCGCCATCGCCGATGTCGAAGTACCCCGACTTGACGTACGCCAGGATCGGATCGCCGTTGCCGTTCTTGCCAAACTCCTGGTTGTAGAGCACCGCACGGCCCGCCGTGAGTCCGTAGATCGTGCTAATCGTCGACTCCGTGCTGTCAACGTCGTACTTGGTCGCCATCGGATACGCGTAAGTGCCCAGGTCCACCCAAGCGGAGCGAGGCATAGTGCCCACGGACCACACTTGCTCGAGGTAGTTGTAAGTCACGAAGCGATCGATGTAGTCGTTATCCGCTGTGCAGTACCACCAGGTCACTTCGTTGAACTGCGTGTTGATTCCTACGTGCACTTTTTGCGCTTGCGTGAAGTTCAAGTCCTTGAACACGTAGTCCTGCACCGTGCAGGGAAGCTTCTTGACCACACCGTCGAATACGAAGAAGGCGTCTTTGCTCATCCAATACGCCACACCGTTCACATCGGCCGACGCATGTGGGCCAATCAAGCCACAGTTAGCTCCGAGCTGCTGGAAACCGAAGGTATACGGCGGCCCGAGGTACTGCATGCCGTGCAGCGACGTATCCGTCCAGATCAGGATCTGTCCGCGCGAGCGAAGCGCCGAAACAATGTAGTTTCCGTCCGTCAAACGCTGGCCACCGGCCGTATTGGTCGCTGTCGCGACAAACGTGTTGATATCTTCTTGGTTTGAGAAGCGCACAAACATCGGATCCTGGGACGAAGGCGTCCCAATGGTTGATTCCGTGCCAAAACAGATTAAATGCCGGTCAGGTGTCGACACCAACGCGTACTTGCTTTTGGTCGGCGCACCAGAAATAGCGGTCGCACGCACACCAATGCCCGTACTCGGCAGCCACTCATAAATGCCGCCGTCAACGACCTGCATGATGAGGTTTTCGCCGTAGTTATCGAACTGCCAGACGCGGGAGAAGAGAGCAACTGAGGCAGAGGGCGGTCGCGGAGTGCCCCAAGTGCTCAAGCCCCACGTTCCAGTGCCCCAGCCGAAGTCCGAGTAGCTTACATCCGACCCCGTGTTGATCTGGTAGGTCGCCGTGGCCGTGCCTGCCGCCGTGGCGGTCGAGGTCGCGCTGGTCGGCGCTTCGATGGCGTACTCATTGGCGTTTAGAACCTCAATAATCTCAAACTCATTGTTCAAATCTGCGTTCGGAATGCCGCCCGGGTTGCCGGACGTCGCGGAAAACGTGACAAAATCGCCTGTAATCGCCCCGTGGCTGGTGTCGTTGACTACAACACGGGTCAATCCGTTCGTCGTGTCAAAGGTCACGCCCGTGTTGGTGTCCCGAATAGGCGTAATGTCCGCCCAAGTGCCACCGTAGTAGACGTAAACCTTCTTGTTTGTGCCGACGGCAACGTACGGTGAGCCCTCGAGGTCTGTCCAGGTAAAGACTTCACTCGGCATCCCTACCAAATAGGTGGTTGTTTCGCCAAACGGGGCCCATCCACCAACCTTTTCAGGCAGCCCATAGCGAAAACGGACGTAATCGGAGTCGATCCATCCGCCTTCCGCGCCGTATTCGGTGTTTTGCTTATCTACACCCGGCTTTAAGAACAGTCTGAGTAGTGGCATGGGCGCATCCTACTTGATTGGACCGCCGACGAGCCATGCGTCACAGGTCCGATCGCCAGCGCACTTGAAGTGAAAGAGTTCGCAGTAGCCGAGATTGGCCGCCGCGACCACATCCGGGGCGTAGTTCTCGTGCTCCATCTCCTCGTCGTAGTCATGGATGCCCTTTTCGATACAGGCAATCATCTCCGGGGTCTGGATGAACGCCGCGCAGTTGCCACAGCGGGCCTTCTTGGCCTCTCGCACCGTGGTCTGCCACAGCTCGGCCTTCTTATCCCAAAAAGCACGCGACTCGGACTCCGGGTTCAACGGCCCGTAGCCATACTCCTCGATCGCATTGTTGCGATTCTTGAGGTTGACATGGATATCCATCGTCGCTTCCGGGCAACCCTTCTGCCCCCGCTCGTACGACTTACGAATCTCCTGTCCAATCGCGTCCTTTTTGACACTCGCCATGCTTCACCTGTACTGCGCCGTCTTGCGAGCGATCGCCTTCGGCTGCTTTACAAACTGTTTGCCTTTCGCTTTGCCCTTGCGCTTGGCCGCGGTCGTGCGCGCGTACTCCTGCGGGGACAACGCTTTAATCGCGGCCTCGGGCAAGTACCGCTCGCCCGTCTTGCTCGAGGGCTTGCCGGACTTCGTACGCCATTTCTGGGCCGTCCAATTCTTCAATGACTGCTGCGGTGCGCGCATATTAATCCCTGTATCCGCCGCCAGCGGCCTTATAGCGTTTCGCCAAGAGCTGTGCCTTGCGCGCGCTCCAGCGCCCTGCGCCAGTGCCCTGCGTGTTCGCGGCCTTGATCGAATTGAACAAGCGCTTACGCAGCTCAGGCTTCGTATAGTTACCCGCTGCGTTGACCTTACTCTTGGCTTTCTTCCTCACGGCAAAGTTCCTCCGCTTGCTGCCGGCATGGTCGTCACTTGGATCGACACATGTTGTTTCAAATTCAACTCCTGCCCGCAATCCGAGCAGGTATCTGCATTAAGCTCCGCCTCATCGAGGTCGTAACCACAGGCATCGCAATAGACTTCGATCACGTGCGCGGGCTCGACCAGGCCTTGGCCCGTGGTCCGCGGTTCGAGTGCAATTCGCATTAGGCTACTCCTGCAAGGTACATGGCCCGCTCGTCGTTTCGGCGCTTGACCAAGCCTGGCAGCACACGGCCCGCGGCCTTGGTCCATTTTAGAA